GGAAGCGGCCATAAAAGGACCCTCGTTTGAAATGGTGTTATATAAACTACCTGCTTGATAACCACCACCAAACATCGGTCTATATATTCCAATGGCATAGCCATAGTAAAAAGGTGAGGCGTTTATTACGATACGCAATTTTAAGTTACAGTTAATGTAACCATAATTCTGTATTTTACGTTTTATGCTATCTTTATTGAAATATAAAAACCAGGGTTTTATGCTAAATGATATTGATGAGGCTTCTGTCCATTGTGCTGTATGTATAAGGACAGGTCTTTTTAGAAAATCTGCTAATTGCGCATTAACTGAAAAACCATCTCTAAAAGACTCATCAACGATATCTGGAGCATTAGTCATGGAAATGGGTGTATTATCACCCATAGCCATGATTTCATGATTGTCTTCTGATGTATCTATCGTTTCATTTGACATAAGTATTTCACTGGATTGTATTTGCATAGGAAACGGATCATAGTGGAACATACAAGCTTCATGAGAATTATTTGTATGACTGCTATAACCCAATTCCAGATCTTGATGAAACTTCTCACAATCCAATATGAGTGCCATGTATCTTTTCTTGCATTGATCGCAAACTTTGAAATCGTCAACATGCTGGGAAGATTCTTTCTCAGAAAATTCCGATCTCGGCGACTCCAATTTTGCTTCTTCGTTAATATTTGTATTCGTTGTTGTATATTTGGCAGGTCGGTAATTTTATAGTCTAACTCGATTTTAAACCCTTTAGATCAAGCGACTTGAGATCTTAGTGCATCAACCGACACATCCCTAAATAGGGATTTTGGGGAACGCCCAGGTAGATGTATGTGTGTAATCCTCTCTATCAGCGTACAGATCTCTATTGCATCAATAAGTAACTATTACACACAGTGGGTTTTTGGTTTAATGGACATCCCCACCGATGCCCAATTCTCGCAATGTTTTTGTTCCTTTAAATTTTTCAGCTAAATCTTCATAGGGAGTAAAAGTATTATCTTTTACCCATAATTCTAAATTTAATTGTTTGATCACATGCTGAAACATCAAAGTTTTTGATTCATATTCTTTTTTCCCGTAGAAAAAGTATTCACCCATTGCGGAGGTAATTACTTCTATCATTTGTTCTTGTTTACATATAGATTTGGATTCAACCCAAACCATTAAACTACGTTGAATAGAATCAGATTCAATTGTGGGCATGTATTCCTCTATCATATCATCCCATCTCCATGATCTTTTTAAAAATGATGCATCAGATATGTTAATATAGGGAACACTTTCAGCTTCTTTATCAGCCATAGTATAAACTATATCTATATCCTTAAATACTTTCTGGATACTAGTATGATTAAACCATGGTGTAGAATCTGAAACTCCCATAATGTTATCATCACCATACGTCATTAGAGC